CTTAACTAGTTTACCTAAGAAATACATTTGTCTTCCTGATTCAAGGTCCATGATTCCTCCTTCAGGATCATCTTCTTCTTGATTCGCCATCATCATCATACGTCCACCGTCCATGGCACCTGCTCTAGCTATTCCGCCATCTGCAAGACCTGTGAAATCAAATATAGAGCCCGCGAATCTTGGAGCAAGGCCACCAAAGTTTCTTTTAGGTGTTGCAGGATCAGTTGGATCATTGTTTACTGCACAATAAGCTGGTGGGTTGGGTCCTAAACATGGGTCTGTTTGTTGTTGGTTTCCACCACCTCCACCACCTGTTGTTGGGTTTGTTCTATCTATAAGTTCTAAATAATCGTCATAAGCTGAATCATCTCCTCCGGCATATCTACCTGTAAGATCTCCTATATTTCTAGCTTCTTCTAAAGTATTAAAAGCTTGAAGTCCTGTTGGCGGTCTAACAATACCAGAAAGTATATCTAAACTTGTTCCTGTAGGAATTTGTAAACCATAATCATTAGGTTTTACTTTAGTTGTACTTCCTGTGCTTGTAAGAGTTCCAAGACCACTTTGAAAATTACTTTTTACTGGGTTAATACTAAAATCATAACCTGGAATAGCATCTGATTTAAACTGTTCAACTCCATCAACTACTTCAGTAAACTGATCTTTAATTTTTCCTGTTTTAGAGTCTCTAAAAAAATCTTTGTCGTATTCAAAACCTGAATCAATATTTCCTTTAAACCCTGTTGCTTTGGCTAACTCTTCTCCAGTCGCACCATAGTCATCCATAATATTGACATATGGTTCCAGCTGTTGAAATCTTTCAAAAGCTTTCTGCCTCATCTTTTTTAATCTTTTATCTTTTTTAGCTTTAGCTTTAGCTTCTTTTTTTTCTTCTTTTGCTTCAGCTTCCGCTGCTTTTTTATCAGCTGCTGCTTTTTCCTTTCGTCTTTGTTCAGCTGCTTTTTCTTTTGCTTTTTGTTCTTCAGCTGCTCCACTATCATAAGGACCAGTGTTATCCGCTCCACCACCAAATTGACTTGTTGAATTATCTGAAGGATTATAACCACCTTCTCCACCCGTGTCTCCTGGACCCGGCGCTCCACCTCCACCAATATTACCACTAGCACCGGTAGGTGAATCTGATTGTCCACTTTGATATCCGCCCGGTCCACGATAACCTGGTCGTTTACCATTCGCTGGTTTGTTTACAAGTTGCTGGTATTGTTGTGCGTTTGTTATTGCCATCGTTCTATTTTATATAAAAACCCTGAGTTTTACAACTCAGAACCTGCTCCTAAGTTAATTTCTTCTACTGTTATTTTAACGTCTCTACGTATATCTTCTCTTTTAGTCCCTGTTTCAGGGTTATTTACATCAGCATCTGATTCTGAATCTGACATATATTCTTGACCTGTTTTCATATTAGTTAAGGTAACCTCACACTTAGGTGTAATAATCATGGTTTTTTTACCGTTAACTGTTTCGTATCTTACTGATGCTTCTGTTTCTATAAATGACATATTTAATCCCTATTTATTTCTAGCACAGACAACGTAACATGCAACCTATTTGCAGTAGCTGCTGTTACTTGTAGTACTTCATTTTCCATCATTACAATGGGTTCTGTTATTAATTGTTCTGTTGCATTAGCTCCAATACCTTTAGTCTTAAATAAACTAAAAGAATCAGCACTTGCTGGATCACCAGCAAATAATACTACTGTAATTGAATCTGCATTTCCAGTATCTTCTGATACATACATAGACTTTAATATTGCTCTAGAGTTTGATGGAACAGTATACACAGTTGTAACTGTATTAGTAGTTAAATCTACCTTTGCATTTTTATATATGTTAGCCATTAAACCACGCAAACCTTTCTTGATCTTGTTTTAATTCATTTAAAAATGTAGCATTTAATTGTTCTACAACTAAACCCATTGCTCTGTTAATTTGTTTTTGGTTAGACACATCATAGTCTTGTTTAGGTTCAGGTATTCTTACTACTATCTTAGCCATTATCTACGTCCATCCGGTTGCACATCAATTTTAAAAGTACCAAATCTCCACTCTTCACCACTGGATGTATTTTCAATCTTAACATTTAAATAACGTCCTCTAGCTCTTGTATCTTTTTTATCAGTAGATGAAGTAATTGTAAATGGACTTAAACTACTTACCGTGTCTGATTGTTGAGGATATCTTTTTATAGCTAGTGTTACTACTGCATTTCCTGTTAGTGTTTTAAAATCAGGTACAAATCTTCTAAGTGCTAAGAATGATTCACCTGCAATAGTGGGTCCACTTGATTTACCTTGAGCATCTTTTTGTTTTGCTTGTAAATCAAAGTCAAATGATTTTATAAATGATGTAATTGTTGTAGTAGAACCATCTTGATTGATTTGATCTGTGCCTACTTCATGTTCAAAGAATTGTGTTTGACCCAAACCATCTTGTCCTACCACTGCAGGAAAACTACCATTAGATGTTGAATTAAATTTAGTAGCATAAGGTTTTGGATAAACAACTGCATCAATCCAAGAAGTTCTTGCTTCTGTTCCAGTATACCAAACACCACCAGGTGTACCTCTACCTGTTTCTCCATAATTAAATACTACGTACGCATTATTATAATTAGATCCTGTTGTTGGATAATACCAAACAACTTCTGTAAATAAGTTATTGATACCTGCTGCAACTTGTTGACCTTTTGTAGTATCTAAATTGTCATAGACAAAATCTTCTACAGTACAAGGTAGAGATTTAACTGTACCATCAAATAGAAATAAACCATTTGCACTCATCCAAAAAGCATTACCATCTATCTCAACGACTGCATTCTTACCAATCAATCCACAGTTAGTACCAACTTGCTCAAATCCAAATGTAAAAGGTGCACCAATAAATTTCATAGTGTACAAAGCGTTATCAGTCCAAACTAGGATTGTTTCTTTTGCTTTTATAGCACCCACTATTTTAGTTCCATCTTGTAATCTAAAATCACCAGCACTGTTGATAGCTGTTGCTGTATAATCGTTTATGTTTTCTTGGTCCGAGAACCGTATAAACATATCGTCTTGTGTTGATGTATTTCCAATAGTTGTTTCAGTTCCAAAATGACATAAGTGTCTAGTTGTTGGAGATATCAAACTTAATCTAGATGCCGTAGGGTTACTTGCTGTAGAAAAACCTGAAGTACCTGTTGATGCTCTAACTGTTGTAGGTGATGCAGCTCCTGCATTCCATGTAAATGTTTTACCGTTTGCAATAGTTGCAACTAATACTTGACCAAAATTATCTAAAGACCAAAGTCCAGGTTCAAGAGTTACTTCTGATGCAAGGACCGCTTCGCCCCAGTCAGAATAATTTGTTGCATCAACAACAGCTGTACCAGTATTGTGAGTAGCGTTTGTTGTACCATTAACATTTCTTACGATACTTTGTAAGTTTGGTGAAGATATAGATGCATAAGATATTAATTCTGACTCAACTAAAATTCTACCAGCAGCACTAAAGTTTGTTGTAGCATTAAGTGTAACATTAGTACCAGATCCACCTGTACCAAATGAGTTTGCACTTAGTGATCCGTCTAATGTTGATGTTGCAGCACCTGGAACTGATCCGTCCCATTGAGATATACCAAAACCATAACCATAAGATTGATCAGCAGGACCAATTTTTTCATAAGGTATAACAGATATACTACCACCTGTAGATACAGTTCCTGTTGCATTTGAACTTTGTGTAATTGTAAAAACTGTAGGAGATGTAACTGAAGTTACTTGAAATAGTTTATCTTCAAAATCAGACGCATTGTATCCTGTGCTACTTGGTAAAGTTACACTGTCTAATAAAATAATATCACTTGGTTCTAAGTTGTGAGCTGATCCAGTTGTAATTGTACATACTGCAGAATTATTTACAGTTGCTATTGTTGAAGAAGCTAAAGTAGCTTTAATAGGTGTTATGTCAAACAGTTGACCTTCAAAGTATAAAAGTAAAAATTTATCTGTACCAATTGTAACATATCTATTACCGTTTAAGTCTACAAACGCATGAAGTTTTCTTGATACACCTACAATAGAATCTGATATTAAAGAAGACCAACCTCCTACTTTTTCAGGTAATCCATATCTAAATCTTGAGTTATCAGAATCAATCCAACGATTCTCTGCTCCGACTTCAGTATCTTGTTTATCGATACCTGGTTTAATATTAAAATCAATAAGGGCCATGGTCCGTGCTCCTATATGTTATCTTTGTAGACCCATCCTCTTGTAGAGTTTACATACAACAAAGTAAATGCAGCACCATTTGTAGACACTGTTAAATTTGCAGTTAGTCCTAAGATAGGTTCACTATTTCTATTTAAAATTAAATTGTTATTTGCAAAAGTTCCTCTATCATCTACAAAAGTAATTTCTGAACCTATTGAAGGTGAAGCAGGTAAAGTTACGGTAATTGGGTTAGCTGTTGTATTTGCTAAAATTTGATCTCCGTCAACTGCTGTGTAAGCTGTAATAGTTGAAGCAGTTAATGTTATATACCCTTTATTTTTAAGTCCTAAATTTACATTTGTACCATCTGAATAAACTAATGAAGTTGAACCAATAGGTAATACAACCCCGGACCCTGATACAGTTTTAACGGTAATAGTATATAAAGTAGATGTACCTCTAGTAGTTGCATCTTCAAATACTATAACTCTTTCAGCACCATCTGGAATAGTTACATTTCTATTTGCACCGAGTGTACCTGTTAGTTTTATGTATAAATTTTTACCTGTAGATGTAGCACCATTGTCTAATGCTAAAGTAAGATCACCACTTGCAAGTTGTGCAGAGGATAAGTAACCTGTAGATAATTGTTCTAGTATTTGTAAGTTTGTATTAGTAATTGTACCCCATAACCCTGCTTTTTCACCAGTTGTTATAAGTTCTAATTTTGAATTTGTTGAGTAAGATGATGCCATAATTTATT